ACATTGAAGCCTCATCACGCTTTGCTGAAACTGTTACGTTTTCGATTGACAAAGCACGGTATGCTGTGTAGACACGCTCCACGAATGGAGAATCTACGCAATCACCTGTACCAGGACCGACTGCAACAATTCCACGCTCTACTGGACATTCGCCAATATCACCTGCAGATAGGTTCAAGACCTGACCTGAGTGAGTTGACTTTGAACCAGTTAGTTCGTCTGAACTGAATGCCAACGCCAAGAGAAGATTCTCTAGTGTTGCCTCAGCAAAAGCAGTTGCAAGATTAACCTGCATGCCTTGCTTATAAAGTTTTGCAACGTCAAGAATTTGGTCTACCTGGACTTCACCGAAGTCTGGTTGGAACTGCATTTCTAGACCGTTCATGGTGTAACCTACGTTTGTGTAATCCGCATCGTTTGAGAGTGTTTCTCTAAAAGATACTTCTGTGCTAAACGGCTCCAGGGTTGCTGGAGTTAGGGTTGTGTCTGCAACGAAAAGTGCTGCTGCACCAACAATAATGTTGGACGACGTTCCACGACTGTATGCCATATATTCACCTCTTCCTTAAGAATAGATATTAAGTTGTACGGCGTTTGTGTTTCCTCACCATAATTATAACAGCATTTTTATGTGTATCTTTGGGACGTTCCAAGGGTATCTGTAGTATGGTAGTCATACTCTATGACCAATTTATTCAAAAATAGTGTTCGTGCTGAGGCTAACTCGGCTATATCTCTTGCCTCATCTGCCTGATAAACCTTAATATTATGAAACATTACATTTTTAGTAATAGCATTGCCATTTTCATCTTCTATGTCATTAACGGATAGCCAGGCGTTTAGATCTTGGGCTGCTGAATCTTCTCTATCTAGACACTCAATAATTACCCTGGTCGCATCAAAAAGTTTGGTCAAGTCTGGGGCATAAATAAAGTATACAAGTTGCTCTCTTTTATTTCTATAAAATGCATTTGGTCTAAATCTAATAAGCCTATCAAACATAACTACTATAGCATTTGGGTTATTTTTAATATAAACGCTATCATTATAAATGTCTTCTATATTAATTGGGCTTTGTGCTGGGAAAAATGGTTGAAATGGGTTAGGTCCATCTGGAATCAAACCAAACTCTTTTAACTCGCTGTTTATATAAGCATTAAGAAATGTTGGGGGGAAGCCAGTCTGAGCATAAGTATTTAAAGTCATAGGTCTATTCTACACCAATCTTTGCATTTGCTATCCACCTAAATCCAGTATCGACTCCTTTAGATTTACCCAGTTTTGATCCAGCCTTAAAGTTCTTCTTATATAGAACTGGCTTCTTTATATAATCGTAAATTCCACTAGCACGTAAAAATGATTGCTTAAAATATTTAAGAATAAACTCATCTATTGTTCTTTCAAATGATCCAGCAACATACTCTCCGCCTGGGTTTCTCACTGTTACTGGATTCTTGGTAAAGATAGTCTCTCCGCCTTGTTCAAAAACCAATACTGAAGATTTCTTGGGTGTTATAGTTACTGGTATGCCGTTTTCCATAATGCTTGCTTTATTATAAAATGGAACATTTGAATCTTCTTTTAATGTTCTAGATTGTCTAAACTTTGAGTTAAATGTTAAACCAAGATTACTAACTGTATAGTCTATGTCAAATAGTCTTGCGCTAGGGCTTCCTGTTTGGTACCACTCGTACACATGGTGTAGGGCATTAGGATTACCTTTAGCAGAAACATCTACATATGCAGCCATTGCTTGTATTGTTCCTGCACCAAGATTTTTTAAAAATACTGACTTACCTTTTTGCACACCATCTAAAAATCCCATAGAGTATTTAATAATATTACCAACCTGAGATTCAAATTGTTTTGAGTTTGTTGTTATTCTCATTAGTCACTCACTGTTTGATTCTCTGTCCTACGCCAGAGCATCTTAAAATATTCGACACTTCCAAAAGGTCCTAGGAAAGGCTCTACTGTAGCCATTTCGTAAATGGTTCCTCTTCCTGCTCTAGCCCCTGCAGTCTCTTTATAAATAATATCATCATTAGCACTTCTTATGTTTGTAACTAGAATATTTGTAATAGCGTTTTCAGAATTTGTAGATGATATTCTTGGATCATTTTTTGTTCTGGCAATTAGTTTATTTTCATACTGTAAAAATGTTTCAGGCTTAATATCTTCTGTTCCTGCACCACCAACATTTGTTGCGTTGCATATAATTGTTCTGTCAAATACCCAATCTTTTGTAGCCTGACCATATTGGGTTTGTTTAATTATTGGGTAGTAGATATCAGCCTTCATCGGGTACATGAAATCTGTTTCTGGACAGCATTCCATTATAAGACTCCTGGACGGATAATCGTTTCTACGTATTTATCTAATATCTTGTCAACCAGAATATTGCCAGTGCCGTCTATCATTCTCTTATCGTATTCAATCTTAAACTGGTCTGTGCTATAGTTTTTAATATATCTCTTATAGTAGTCAAGTTTTCCACATTTGATATCTTCAATTAACATTTTTACTGCATCTGTAATATCTGATGGGACTACCTTATATCCAGTTTCTAACAAAAAGATATAGTCAGTTCCTTCTGGAAACGCTACGGCTGGGACTATAGTCTGAACATTGCCACTATCCTCTGTATCAAAAAGACTAATTGAGTCTGAAGGCGCTACAGGAATACTTGGGTATTTTCTTTCTGCACGGTTCATAGCATCTGTTGTTTCAATTGGGTCTTTTGTAATAGCAGACTTATCTTTAGTAATTATATAGTTATAAGATTTTAAGGCTGGACCATTAACTGTATCGCTAAGGTCATAAACTAACTCTGCATTTTCGTATGCCTTTAAAATCTTATGTGTTCTTTTCCAAAGTGGTACATAGTCTGTACCTTGACCGACAACCTCTAGATATGTTCTATCATAATAGAAACCACCAGTTATTGCGTCAATGATTGCTCTTGCAAGGCTTTCATATTCTGTGTATGCAGCAATATCTGTTGCTGTTCCAGAAGTGGCTAATGTAGTTGGGTTTACATATGGTCTAGCAACATCTAAGTTATCTTCAACTACAATATCTCCACGCTCTCCATCAACATCCTCATAGATGCTAAGGGCATAGGATTTATCATACTTCACAAAGTCTCCAGTTAAAGAATATGTAAGTTGAGAATTTGCATTAGAGGTTATGAACTCCTCTACTTCTGTTTGTTCTGCAACATCCTCAATAACCAAAATATAGTCAGCGTTATTATCTGGAACTGTATAAGTAACTGAAAGTGGGTATGGTGGAATTCTTAAAATATTCATGCTTGTTTACCGTAGTATGAGGCTACTTCTTCAGGAGATGCTATTCGCACTAACCTGTGAGTGAGCCACTTTTCCGATGCCTCCTTTGAGACGATGTTATAGCCTACAGTTATAGGCTTAAGGTTATCCATATGTAGGTTTTTATCTGAGTAAATTGCAACCTTCTCTTTTGGATCTTCTGGCTTAACTTCAACGCCATCTATTGTTGGTGGGAAGAATGATGCAATAACTTCTAGAATTTCTAATTTAGTATTTGACCCATATAGATCAATGCCGTTCTTTTTGGCATAGGACTTTAGTTCCATAACGGTTTGCTTTGATAATTGTTCCATTGTTGGTTTCATAAAATCTCCTATGCTTATTTGTAATTATACCAGAAAAGAATAAGGAGGGTAGTTTTTACGCTACCCTCCCTATAAGTGATTGGTTAAATCTTAGGAATCAGCACTATCTGAGTCGACATAAGCGACTGCATCTAGTTCTTCCCATTGGATACCAAAACGTACGAATACTGTGTATTCGATTGTGTCCTTCTTTGCAACGTACTCACGATTTACTGTGATATCACGTTGGAAGCCCCATACACGGTTCTGAGGGAATGTCAAGTCGACATAACCTGCAGGGTAGTAAGGAACCTCAAGAACATCTACACCAAGTACACGAGTTGTACGTGAATTACCAAGTGTTTGTGCAGTTCCATCAAGGAATTCTTGACGGTTTGCCTGTGTGCTACCAATGCGATCTGAGAACGCTGATGAAATAGCATCTGCTAGTGTACCGTTGTTACGAACAATACCAGCAAAAGCGTCAGTACCTGCATAGAACTTAAGGTTTGACTTAAGTGCACGGTACTTGCGTGGCATTGCTAGAAGCAAGCCCTGCATTACTGATGTTGTGTAGTTGTTGTCTGAAACGGTTGCTGCGTACTCGTGTGCGTCGTTTCCGACTGTTCCACGGGTCTGCTTGATAAAGCCAGGCATGATGGAAAGGAAGGCATCTGCGCCTGTTCCTGTACCATTAATTGCAAGGTCTTCGATATCGTTAGCAAATGCATTAGTCATCAAGCGAACTAGATGATCTTCAAGTGCACCGCCTTCAATATTGTCTTCTAGTGCTTCAGTAGAGACTTCCCAATCAAGACGAATCTTCTTGGTTGTCAATTCTACCTTAGTAAAAGTAGCGCCTGCGTTTGTGTAGTCTGGTGCTCCTTGAGCAGCAGCACGGATTACACGTTCTCCAACGTTGACCTTTTCGATCTCCATTGTGTTAGCACGCATTGTAACTCTACGACCATCTTTGGCGAGAACTGTTGCATCCCACACGTAGTCGATGAAGCGACGAGCCTGCTCTGGTGCTAGAATACCACCTGCAGCGCCAGTTGGGTTTACTGCGTTTGGTCCAGATGTTGATCCGAATGCTGCTGTTGCAGTGTTACCGAGTTGTGATCCTACAGATGATCCTGCAGAGTCTAAACCAGTTGCACTACCAACACCACCAGATACGAAACCGCCCTGAGAGTTAATCTCATTGCCTGCTCCGCCTGATCCAGGGTAGTTCTTTTCTAGATTGTTATTTTGTTCCGACATATTGTTCACCTCCTAGTGATTTTTACCTTAGTTAAATAGGTCGGTTGATGTGAGGAAACGACCGCCCCATAGGGATTTTTGAACCTTGGTAGGCTCAAACTGCACGACCTCGCCTAGATCGCCAGACTTGCGGAAAGCGGTATCTTGCTCTACGGCATCTACTCGCTTGCCAAACTCATTAAAAACTCCCTTGACATTTTTTACCTCATCAGATACGGTCTTAACCTCACCTGATACGGTGTCAAGAGATTTGTGTAGTGCAACAATTTGCTCGTTAAGAGACTTAATAGTTGTTGCAAGATCGCCAAAGGCATTTGTAAGAGAATTCTTGATTTCTGCAACTGCCTCAACAATTGCTTCATCAGACTTTGCTACAACAGTTTCTGTTGCAACAACTTCTCCCTCTTCTGTTTTTTCGACAGAAGAATCTGCACTACCATCATCTGACTTGGCAACTGCAAGTTCTTCAACTGCTGGTGCTTCGTCAACGACTGCAGGAGTTTCTACAACTTCTGCTGGCTGTGCCTCTGGAGCGACCTGAACTTCTTCAACTGCAGCATCAACTGCTGTTTCTGTTGTTTCATTCATAGGACTAACCTCCTTTGTAATCTTAATTGTACTAATGCCTTTAGCACTATCAACTAAGAACTTTATCATTTCTGCTTTTTCATTATCATTCTTTTCAACAAAACCAATGTTTTTCATTTGCTTTTCAGTAACTGGGTGTGAAACTGTTTCTGCATCTGATAGGATAACCATTCCTGATTCTTGATCATAAAAAATATTTTCTGTATCTACCTTTGAAATCAAACCACCAAGAACATTGTGACCATCTTGTTTTTCAATTGATACAATATTTGCAAACTGATTTGCAGGGGAGTCAACTAATGAGAGTTCAAAAAGATCATATTCCTTGATAACACGAATTGTCTTATCCATCTCTTCATTAAATGCATCATCCCAGGTCTTGATGTTTCCACCAATAGAGAATCCTGTGTAAGTTCCATCTAGAACTTTCTCCCAGGCATCCTGTGCACCCTTTGAAACATACGCTGAAACGTATACTCCACTATAAAACTTTTTTGTACTTGGATCGAAGTAACGATCTTCTTTAAAAGAAACAATCTTACCAACTGCTGAAGGCTGGTGCATCTCACGTAGATTTCCACGGAAGTTCTTAAATGCATTTATACTAGACTCTGTGGTTACAATGTCGCCCTGCTTGTCAATATTATCAAGAGTGGCAAAACCTGACACCATACGGCGCTCAACATCAACTTTTCCAATAGGCATTGATAGACGAACATTGTCGCCATCAGTCACCCAATGAGCCTTATTTATTAACATATCGATACCATTATACCAAACATTTTCAACGTTATCTCAATTATTGAGATGCTCTACCTTCTCCTTGTGGATTGCGTCCAGCCACCGTTGTAGTAGAGTCTGAATTGTTATTAGTTCTCTCAGCATCTCTTTCACGGTTCCCTGCCAGATTTGCTCTGGAGTCAGTTGCTTGACGTGGTGACATTACAAATGGTTCATCGCCATCTGCCCTTTGTGGCAAGTCCAACTTCTCACGAGCCTCGTTTGGAGTCATAACCTGTGTCTTTACATATCTTTCAATAATCTGTGATTGTGCAATTTCATCAGTCAAGGTAAGTTCATTAAACTTAAGTTCAAGTATATCTGTTTTTTCTTTAATAATCTTATTGACAACCTTTTCCAAGTGCTTTTGGGCTGGGCGTGAAACCTGCTCCTTAAAAGTTCTATCCTGTGAAAGTGCTGCAGCAATGCCTGAATCTGCTCCACCTAACTTAGAGATTGGAACTTGATGGGCAATGAGAATGTCATCACGGTTCTGTTTACGATACTCTTTAAATGAGCCATCTTGAATGCCGTTTTCAACAGCCTCCATTTTAAACTCAACCTTGTTTTGATCAGTATCTCCAGGAAGCGGGATATAAAGAGTTCTGTGTGACTGAGACTTAAGTCCAGTCTGCAAGAATCTAAACATCTTGTCTTCTCCCTCAGCAGATAATTTTGCACCCTTTAAGGTAACAACATATCTAGGAACAGCCTTATTCTCAAAGTAGTCAATATTGTATTGTGATGCAAGTTGATCTCCAATAAGAGATGGCAATGCAGCAACAATATCTGGAATACCATAGTATGTGTTTAGAGGAGAGTATTCCTTATAATGAATAATCTCATTTGGTCTTGTGTCAGCAGTCATTGGGTTTTGATTGTTAGCCCCAAAATTACGGAAGTAAACTACGGAATTTCCAATAATTTGAACATATCCATCACGAAGACGGCGGACACGAACAGTTGTTGCTGGAATATGACCAACATATCCAATCTCTCCAGTTACGGTACGACCAATTTCTAGGAAGCCGTTACCTGTAGCCTGAACATCTGTATAAAACTTTTCCATTGTCTTTGTAAAAGAATCATCATCATTAAGGTTTTCTAGCCAATCCTTTAATTCTAACTTCATTCTTTCAATACGGCGACGAGCACGGTCAACTGCTCCTTGATCATCATTCATTTCAAACCTTAACATTGTTCTATCTGCTACCTCAAAGTAGTATCCAAGACCAACAACGTTTTCTACCTTTGCATCAATAGCAGCGTGATTAGCAAATGAAGTATCATAAAAGTTAGCCAACTCATACATGTTATATGGTGGAGTAATTACATCAAATAGACCATAACCATTACGATATACAGTTCCAGGATTGATTGCCTTTGATGATGCATCTACACCAGATGGTGTTGCATTTGCTGCATCTAGATATGCTGCTGTTGGAGTAATAACTGCCTTTGCAACATTCCGTGAAGTTTTTCTACGAAAGTTTTGATTTAAACCATTATAGTCTTTAAGGTTTTCCCAAGACTTATTAAAAGGATCTTGTTCCTTAAATGGGCTATCTTCTTTTGGCTGGGTGTTTAACCCAACTCTTATATAATCATCAGTCATCGCTACCATACTTATCATAGGTTTGTCGTGCTGCTACCCAAGCACCGTGGTCATTCATAGAAGGAATCAAACCGTTCTTCATTCTATCCATTTGCTCAGAATACTCTTCTTCGCTAATTCTTGTTAGCCCAGGAACAAAAACGGGCTTTCCTTCACCATCATCGCCATAGTGCATAGCGGCTTTTCTTAATTCTGCAATCTTTGAGATATCTCCACGCTCTGAAGGTATGTTTAAAACACTACCGCTTCCGTCAGTAAACCAATTGCCATCTGACTTTTTGTACACGTATAGACCCCAATTGTAGTCTTTTTCTATTACTTTGCGTCGGACATTGCCAACTTTTTCAAGAATTTTGTCATCCATAACCACAAGTATAGCATACTATACTGGAATCTTGACCGTGGTCTGCCAATCTGTATCGGAATACAGTCTCAACTTTTCAGCATCAAATATCATGCCTTCAGAGTCATCAATGATAATCTTATTAGTTCCAAGGTAGGTTTTATAAACATCTGCAGGGTTAACTCCGTATAGGTCTGAAGCCTCAACTACCAATACACCTTCCCAAGTAAAGTTATTTAGCCAGTACTGCCACTGGTAGTTTGTAACTCCATCAGTCTTAACCCTAAGCCAAGGTCTAGTAATAGTACTCTGTACCTGCTGTAGATTATTAGCCTGGTAGTAGGCTATATTATTAAATAGCATTGGTCCTGTTAGATTAATACCGCCAAGGTATGCATCAAAGTTTAGGGCTGTTCCAAATGCAATTCCTAGTACACCCCACTCTTTAACTGTTAAGACTGGCTCTCTAACCAATATTCCATTCCAGTAATAGGCTAGTCCATTAAATGGTAAACCAGAGGCTAGGCTTTTTGCATATATCTTTGCCCTTGTTCCCTTTTCACTATCGGCAACCATATAAAACTTAATTGTGTCACCTTTATAGTCAATTTCAAACAACTCTGTTGGAATAATTGGGAACTGCTCATCATCATATCTCATCCAAATTTGAGCAGCACTTACACGATAGTTTGCTGCTTGCTCTTGGTTGATTGGAACAGCAATACCACGATTAACCTGCTGATCAAATTCTCCACGAACCTGTATTCCAGTTTTTCTATTTAGGTATAGATATGGCGTGCTTCCCTTATAAATGCTAAATGGGTTCTTTGATTTATAGTCATAGTAAATGCCAGAGCGCTTGTATGGAAATACGTTAAGACCAAATCTGGTTCCAATTGGGTTAAACGAGTTATTGTTCAATGCCTGTGATGCAAATTCTAGCCTGCTTAGTTTTATAGGCTTTGTTAAAATATTTCTAAGTTTAAACTCTAAATGAAAAACAATAGCCAAGTCATTAAAGTCTACAGTCTTTGTTGGGTAAATAAGGGTATTGTCAACAACCTCAAACTTTGTTGTTGCCCAAGATGGATGCTGATCTATATCAATTATCTTATCACTCTTTGGAGTCTCTACAATAGTAAAAGAATCTTGCAAAGCGTTTGCACCTTCGGCAATATACTGGAAGGTTATATAACTTCTTATAGAAGCGCTTGACGTATCATACTCATAAAACTTTGCAGACTTTTCTAGCATATCTTGATAGTTAGCCCACCCAGTGTGAAGTATATTATCTAACTGTGCGTAAGTATGCTGAAATGGGTTCTTATATTCTTCTTTTAGATCGCCGTAGGTCCAACTTTCTAGTACCGTCTCAGTTTCTGAAAGTTTATCTGGTGATGGATATCCTATATTAAACTGTAAAAAATCTAAATCATAAAATTGGTTGCCAACATCATTAGTTACAAATTGAGCAAAATATGATAGTGGAAGATAGTCTTGCCAATATCCAGAAACACCAATATCTAAGAAGAACTTGTCATAAGCCTCTGTTGGCAATAATGTATAACTTGCTGTATGGGCTATTAGAGCAATAGCATTTTCTTCTTCCAGCACTCCGCTAATTGATAGGTCATCAAATATTGCTATTCCAGTAGACAAAAAGTAATCAGAAATACTAGAAGCATTAAATCCAGTACATAGACCAAACGAATAAATTTTACCAGTAAAAGTATTTAGTGGTTCTTCATCTCCGCCGATGTATGTTTGTAGCCCATTTTGATTACCAAAAAATGCTGAAACATTTTCTCCAAAATTATTTGAAATATCATCTAGGTTAATTCCAACAGAAAACAACTGATCAGACTCTAAAGATGCTGTTGTGTATAACTCTTCATCTGTTCCATTATAGTTAAGAACATATTTAATAACATCTTCTTCTTGCTTAATTATAAAGTAATCTCCAGTTAATGTGCTATATATCTTGATTAGTGTTTGTGGCTGTACGGTTGGTCCCGACTCTGGTCCTATGTCTGATGTACTGAATACTCCATATATAGCCTTTACCTGATCATTTAATATATTAAACCTTGGGAAGTTAAAATAGCATTGTTCTGAATTCCATCCAACATTAGGTCTAAATGTAATGAATTTATAAGGTTCAATTGGTCCAGACTCTACTGTTTGAACTGCCTGACAATCATCATATAGGTCTTGTAGTGTTTTTGAATCTAAAAATATTTCTGGAAGTTCATATTCTGGAGTTGTCAAAGATGTTGAAGTTGTAGTTAAGTTATCAAAACTACCCTGCTGCCATTGTGCAAAATCTGGGTAAGTATAGTTAGAAGTATAATCGGCAAATGGATAATCTATAAAAGCAGATGTTCCACCGTAGGCTGAGTTAATACCTTCTGGAGACAAAACACCTTGACCGTATACCCATCTACGCTTTGCAACAGTAATTGGAATTTGATATGAATATATTGCAACACAGTCAATTTCTACTGGAGTAACATCTGAGTAGGCATAAAAGCCAAGCCAGTCTTGTGAATCTCCATTTAGTGTTTCTTCTGGCAAAGCAATAGTTGCAGTATCTATTGCCATAGATATAACCTCTTCACCATTTAATAATACTGTTGCTGAGTTTCTAATTAAACGAACCTGGATAAGCATTGGTCTAACCCATTCACCAACAAAGTGTGAAGCAAAGTTATCTCCTATTACAAGAGTTAAAAATCCACCCTCAACATAAAGACCATTAGATCCAGCAATAGGACCAAATATTCTTTTTGGTGTTGATGCACTTGAGTTAATTCTTGCCCAAAACTCTACAGTATATTCTTTATATCTTCCTACCTCATTTAAAAATCCTTTTCCTGGGACTATCAAAGAAGGTCTTCCTGAATCATTTGGAATTAATCTAGTAACACCTGATGCTCCATAAACAAGAGGGATGCTTGTATTTTTAGCAAGCAAAGCATTATTATTTACAATGTAGTAGCCCTGGTTTCCAGATAAACCGTATGCTGCTGCTGGAACAACTTTGTCTGTTGTAGTAATTGCTATAGTTGATGGAAAAGTCTGGGGTGTAATTCCTAAAGACGTTGTGTTAAACTCTTCAGACCATTGACCAACACTTATTCCGTTTAAATAAAATTGATAGGCTTCTGGGGTTGGTCCACCACTTACTGTGGCAATTTTTACAACTGCACGAAGATTAGTAAACTCATTAGGGATTTCAAATGTTCCAGATATAAAACCCCATTTTTGGAAAAGATTTGTATCAAAAGTTTCTAGTTTTTGCACTGTCAAAGATGTTGTAGTATCTGTATATTCGTATCCAATTGAAACTGAATCTAAATAGGCGCTGTTTGAATAAAAGTACCCACCAACAGAAAATGTACCAAGATCAGAGTTTAAGTCTTGAAAATTTACTAAATCTGGACTAATACAAATAATATCATTAGTGGCTCCAGTTGGGACATCTCCTTGAAGTTCTACAGTTATGCTATCTTTAAATGGCTCATCTGTTGTTGTTCCTTCTGAAGCAGTACCGCCAGTTACTGACCACTCATTCTCAACATCACGTTGAGCCTCAGTAATTAGGGTTATGTAATCAGCCTGATCATCTAACGCCCAAAGAACTAGCGGATGTTCGCTGTATATCTTTTCTGCATATAAATTGGAAGGGTTAGACATTTTTCTCCTATCCCCTTATTATAGCAGGCTAGAGACTAATAAAGTTTGATCTCACAAGCATCTGTAGAACAATACTTTTCAGACTCGGCATCTAGATTATCCTTGCCATCATAAATAGCAGACCAGTCAATCTTGCCAATTGTTCCTACGTAAGCATTATATTCTTCTCGTGTGATCTCTGTATAAGGCTGTTGCGGATAAGTCTTATTTCCCATTGGAAGGAATGAGACTGCCTTGAGTTGTCCCTCGTACATGTTGAGTGCTGGAGCAACAAACTTTTTCTCTTCTTCCTTATCAAATGATAGTGTTACAGAAACACCATTATCTGACCAGTACTTCTGAGCAGTTGCTGCCAAACCAATTTTTTCAAATAGGCTAACCTGCTTCTCAGAACGCTTATGTCCTGACGCAACTGGGAAATATACAACTTGTGTATTTGCTGATACAAGATCTGCTTCAATCTTATACCCTGCTGCTTTAAATAAATGAAGCATTGGATCTTGATCTCCAAAACGAATAGCACGAAGATAGAATTCTCCGCCAGGTCCCCAGTGAACTCCAGGTGTAGCACCAGAGAGAAGTGAGACAGATCCTGAAGGCTTAACAGTTGTTACACGAACTGATTCACGAACACATAGCCACTCGGAATAGGAATGATCGTATTTACGAATTGTATTATATCCTTCATCCATCCATTCACGAATAACTGGAAGACCGTGCTCATCAGCAAATGCAGCAATACCTGTAAGAGATGTACCAATACGGCGGTTACGTTGCATAATACCGTTTGTCTGTTGCCAATGCGTTGGCATAAGAGTAACAGTCTTACCATACAAATATGCAAACTTCAATGTCTTTAGAAAGTCTTCTTTAGATTCATGACGGTTTAAGTGCACTTCTACAAGTGTACAAAGTTCATATGATTCCAATGGCTGCTCTGCACAAGGATTAAAACCCATAATTCTAGAATCTTTTCCATCTGCAGGATCTGCAAGACGACCAAAGTTTCTAGCAACATCAAGCCAAATAAAACCTGGCTCACCATTATCTGCAATTAGGTCAACATAGTCTTCATACTTTGTTCCTACTTCTGCAGCAATAGAGTTATTACTCATCCATGCCCAACCTGGTTTTTCTGGATCATATGAGTTGCGTTCTGGAAATACCTCTGGATTTTTAAGATTAATAAAACCTTCATCTCCAGGAGAGCCCAAAGCAAGAGTTGCTGAGCGACGAACATTGCCAGATACTACACATGTCCCAATAAGATTTACAATGTCGACAATAGCACGAGAATCAAGAACTTCTCCCGCTCTAGAGCCAATTACATTACGAATCCGTGTATGGAGATCAATAAGTGGTGCTGGACCGCTTGCAACGCCTCCAAAGCCTTTAATAGGGGCTCCTAGAGGACGGATAAGGTCATAGTTGAACTCTTGGATAGGTTGATTTTGGCGCAGGAAGGAGTTAATTAAGAGACGAACTGATTCTACCCAACCTTCACGGGTGTCTGGGATTTCATAGATTGAGGCTGGTTCTGTAGGAGCATAGATAGGCATCTGCTTATCCTGACCAATGGTATCAAACCCTACACCTATACCTAACATCAATGCATCCATTACCCAAGCGAACAAGGCTCCTGGATCATTACGATCAATATCACGAGTGGATACCATAGCACAGTTTTGAAGGGAAGCAGAGTTACGCTTCTCCATAGTCATAGGTGTGCCAAATGCCCAGAGTCCACGACCTGGTGGTGTCCACTTTAACTCAAACATTCTTTGAAAGGCTTCTTGTGCAGACTTCTGTGCTTTGTTATCGTTCCATGGTAGGCGATTATCTTTAGCATGGTTCTTTTGTACTGAATACATACCCTCGATTACACGACGGCAAACCTCATGCCAGCGTTCCTTTGTACCGTCTTCTTTAACACGAGAATATGTACGAATAAATGTAATTTCTCCTAACGAGTTTGAGCCTGCGTCTGAAAAGCCAAACGGTGCTGGCACATTATTATATTTATTTACAAAATCCTCCGACAAACGGAATGAGAAAACATCTGACATTTATTTACCTTTCATAGAAAATTAATAGAGTACTTCACAAATTCGGAAGTAGTCCTAGTATATCACAAATTTATAAAAAGAAAATACGCATAAATTAGACAGTAAATGTTTAGTTTAGAGTTAAGTACTTTTGTTATAATAAAGTACTAGCAACCAATTAGCATAAGTTCGCTAAATGCTGCACCTGCTGCAGGAGTTGACCAAGAAAGTGTACCTGATCCATTTGTAGACAATGTTTGTCCACTTGTTCCATCTGCGCTTGGAAGTGTCCAGATTCTATTTGTGGTAACTGTACCAGGAGACTTAAAGCCAACATAATGTGTTGAGTCTGTGTCTGCTAATCTAAGTTCTGCTGTAGCATTAAGTGTAAATGCTGTTGTAGCAACAGCGCTTGAAAGTGTTTTGTTTGTTAGTGTATCTGTTGATGATGTTGTTACAACATTTACACCCTCAATTGCCACCACGCCAGCGGATACTCTAGAGATGGTTGTATCTGTAGCATGACCTAACTCAATACTTCCAAGACCTAATGCTGCTGAAGTTGAAGACGTAATACCACTAATAGGAAGACCAGTAGCATTAGTTAATGTACCGCTGGAAGGAGTTCCTAGTGCACCACCTGAAGTAAGTAGTGTTGCTGATGAAGGAATGGTTGTTGAGTTAATAGTTAAACCATCAATATTTGTTACAGTAGATCCTGATCCTATAGACGTTGACCCAAGCGTTGGAGCAGAGTATGAAGATACTGTTCCCCAAGAAGCAGTAGTTCCATCTGTGGTTAAATATTTTCCTGAGTTCCCAGTTTGTGAAGGAAGGCTTATAGGCGCTGCTGCCCATTCAATTCCATTTGTTGCAGATGAATTAGCGGTAAGGATATATCCGTTTGTACCTACCCCAAGTTTTGCTGGAGTATTATCTGCAGAAGCAACTAAAAGATCTCCTTTAGCATCAAACAACGATTCATCTACTTTTCCATCTAATTGTGTTTGAATTGCTGAAGTAACTCCATTGAGATAGCCAATCTCTGTATCATCAACATTTTCAACTCTAAGTTGTACAGTTCCTGTAGCATCTGGAAGAGTAATAGTTCTATCAACAGTAGGATCTGTAACTGTTAAAGTAGTTTCAAATGCGTCTGCTGTTGTACCTTCAAAAACAAAAGCATTTTGAATATTAACAGTTGTTGAGTTTACTGTTGTAGTGGTTCCATTGACAGTTAGATTACCAGATAGGGTTAAATCTGCTGCATTAACAGTTCCAGTAAATGTTGGGTTTGCTAAAGTAGCATATGAAGAAAGATCTGTTGTTAATGCTACTGTTCCTGTAGCGTTGGGAAATGTAATGGTTCTGTCAGCAGTTGGGTCTGTTACTACTAAAGTGGTTTCATGAGCATCTTCTGTACCTTCAAAAACAATACCCGCTGGAGCAAGAATGTTTTTACTTGCATCAAGTTCTGCAACACCATTGACTGCACTTTTTTCACTATCTGGAATATAAGAACCAAGACTAGTATCTAACGAAGATGAACTTACAATATAGTCTAATCCAGACCAGTTAGTAACACCATCGCCGACTTTAATTTGACCAAGGGTGCTGTTATAGCCGATTTCACCTTCAGTAAGGGTTGGATTTGCAGTATTCCACTCGGAGGTAGTACCTCTACGAACTTGAATCCTAGTTGCCATTTATTAATCCTCCAACGTTTATTATATCAGAATTGTTCACTTGGACTACCACCATCTGCTGAAGGTAAAGCGTTTGTAAAAGTAGTGTTTGGAGCACCACCGTTTAGTGTAGCAAATAATGTTGGATAGGTCATACCATTTCCATCATATTCATATTGAGCATCAAGATATGTTGCTATTGGGTTCCACTCACCATTTAAGTAATAGTAAATTCTTTCTGTAACAGTATATAAAAATAATTGACCATTAGAGGGGCTTACTGGAAATGTACTTCCAACCGTAAGGGCTGCGGTATTTTGTACAGTATTATCAGGAAAAGTAACTCCAGTAGCGACCTTAATACCTTGTTTTACAACAAAGTCTTTATTATTAGTTGCCACTGAAGTTCACTGTCCCTTCAGCCCACATTACGCTTCGATAAGCGTCTTGTGAACCTTTACTGTTGTACCATTTGATGCTGTAACCTTTAGGCGAACATTTCCACCTGAATAGTCTGCATCTGTTGTACCAATCTGTGCATTACTCTGAACATCCGCATATTCAGTTAGATAAACATTGTTTTCTCCATTAACAGTTACTAGAACTTCTAGAACTTCAATGTCATTACCGTTAACCATTTGTACAAGATACTTTGCTGAACGGTATGCAGTTGCTGACCAAGAGTCTATAACAGTTGCATTTCCATCAGTAAGTGCCTGTGTTGCTGTTCCAATAAGAGCATCAGCAAGAGTAATTGAACCTGTTAATGCAAGGCTTGTACCTGATGCAGCACCAATGTTTGGTGTTGTAAATGATGGAGATACTAACGCAGCCTTTGTATCAAGTTGTGCTTGAATGCCTGAAGTAACACCGTTAAGATATCCAATTTCTGTATCTGAAACATCTGCCACTCTTAACTGAACAACTGTAGAATCTACTGTGATTGCAGGTGTTGCATCTGCGTATGTAAGACCAGATCCAAGAATTCCACCCACTGCATCTTGTGCTCTTTCGTCAGTGAAATACTTGTTTGTAGATCCTTCAGCAATATCATCAGATCCTAATGTACGAGTTCCGCCAAGTGATGTGGACGTACCATTAATTGTAATTGCTGAGTTTGACAAAGCATTGTTTGGAATATTTGTTAGTGTATTTGCTGAACCACTAATTGACTTATTTGTTAATGTTTGCGCTGTAGATAAATCTGCAGTAATTGTTGTATTAATGGTAAATGTATTACCAGTTAATGTTAAACCATTACCTGCTAGGTATGTACCAGAACCTGAGAACTGAGTAAATACGATTGCGTCTGTTCCAATTGTTGCTGGCTTGTTTGTTTGTACCCATCCAGTGCTGGCATTAACTGTACCTGCATATACGAATATGAAGTCACCAGAATCAACCTCAGTAGCAGTATCAAAGTCTGTAGCACGAGTTGGCTGACCAGAAGCCTGAACTACGTAAATACCGTTTTCAGATTGTGTTGTCTGGTTCTTAACAAGAACACGATCTCCTGTTGCAAGGGTTACTCCGTCAAGAGTATCTCCATTTTCAAGAGCATTTGCTAGGTTAACGTTTGCTGTTGTTGCTGCACGAGCAGACTCATGAATATGTAGACCTTCTGTAACTGAGTCTACATAAGCCTTTGTAGCAGCATCTGTCGAATCAGTTGGTGTTCCAAGACTTGTAATCTTGTAAGTTGCTAGACTAACATTTCCAGTTGGTGCTCCAACTGCGCTTAGTGCAAACTCTGAAGGGTCTACAGAAATTGCTCCTGAAGAATCATCATAATCAAGACCATTGCCTACAGAATTTCCAACAGCGTCTTGTGCTCTTTCGTCTGTGAAGTAAAGGTTTGTTCCTTCTGAAATATTTGATGTTGAAGCATTTGCTGTTGCAAACTTTGCATCTAGTTGTGTCTGAATAGCAGAAGTTACACCATTAAGGTATCCAATTTCAGTATCGGAAACATCTGCAACTCTTGCCTGGATTGTACTTGTATTTACAGAAATTGCTCCAGTGCTGTCATCATATGAAAGTCCGTTGCCAACTGCATTACCTACAGCATCTTGCGCTCTTTCATCTGTAAAGTATTTATTTGTTGAACCTTCTGCAATATCGTCAGAACCTAATGTACGTGAACCACCAAGAGATGTTGATGTACCGTTAATAGTAATTGCTGAATTTGAAAGTTTATCATTTGCAATTGATCCTGCAAGCATTGCATTTGTTACAGTTGCCGTATCGCCAGTTGTTACAACAGTACCTGTTACGTCAGGAAGTGTAATTGTACGATCTGCTGTTGGGTCAGTTACCTGAAGAGTTGTTTCAAAAGAATCGGCTGTTGCACCTTCAAAAACAATTGAGGTTTCAAATGATCCGACTGCTGGGGCTGCTGCCCATTTTAGTCCTTTTGCTTCGTTTGAGTCTGCTGTTAAAACATATCCGTTTGTTCCAGCAGTTAAAATATCTGTTGTGTTATCTGCAGTACCAACAATTAAATCACCTTTTGCATTTATGATTGATTTTGTAAGTACATCGTGTCCATTGACGGTAGCAGTACTACCCTCAACAACTAAGCCATTTTTGATTCTAAAGGCTTTGTCTACTGTTGCCATGTGGTGCTCCTTTGGGTCATGCCTTCAAACCAGTTCGATAGTACCGAATGGTCATCGGCGATAGTACGGGTGTTACCGTCATACTGATTATACCAGAATTTAAATTAGCAGTGATATTTCCAATAGCATTTGCCGTATTGGATACCGTGCCAAACTCTGTTATATTTTGATTTGTTCCATCAAAAACTATGTTTATCTCTGTACTCTTATATACACTTGTAGATGGGTGTGAAACCTGAATAAGATACTTTATGGTTCTCCAGACACTGGTATCAATAGTGTCAAATACTGTTGCTGTTTCAATACCTGTTATTGTTGATGAATTGTTGCCATCTCCACCTAATGCTTCTGCACGGTATGAGGTAGTATCAATTAAGTCTGCAAAGTCTTGTCCAGTAGGTCTATCTCCAGACTCAAACTTTGTCTTTAGCGTGGTTATTGGTACTATAGCCATATATGTGATTATATCATAAAATGTAGAAGGTACTACCGATGACTGCTATGCCAATTCCTGGAGTTGTGTTTGTTGAAAAACCAGGATAACCAATATCTTTAAACCTAACCTTGAATGGGTATATTCCCTGAACCTCTGCAAGAGTGGTTCCTATTCTTGTTATGTTTACATCTGTATATTCAGTTGGCTTTACCGATACCTTCGCAATTTCAAGGGTAGTAATTTTTTCAACTGGCATAATTAACTCTCAGCAGAAGTTACATCTTCAATTACTGTTATAGTACCCTTGCAGATTGTCCATGTGCGGGTAGCGTCAGATAATTGAATGTCAAAAATATCACCAGTCTCAAGATCTTCTGATTCACCAGAAGTAAGTGAAACAGTAAACTCACCATCGTCATCTTGTAGAGTTACTTCTGGAGAAAGTGAAACAATTAATGTATTGCTAGTTGATGGTCTAACAATATCCATCGAGATAGTCCACTCGCTAATGGTTAGTGGATTACGATTTTCATCTGTTACATAAACTCTAAATGCTGCTGTGTCTCCACGAACTACTGTCCAAAGAACATTTGGTGGGGCTGCTCCAATAGAAAAAGAATCTGATCCTTGCCCTCTGTATGTAGCCATTATAGTAAGCCTTCCTTAAGTGCTCCCCAAGTTGCTGCCCTTGATCGTGGGGATGAAACAATAATAACACCACTTGTTGAATTAGATTTTGCAACAACTCCAACAGTGACAACATTTGATGCTGGCTTAGTTGCTGTAAGCCCTCCACCAGATGCTACATATAAAACATCTCCTGCTGTATATGAAGCGGTATTAATATCAGTAAAAACACCAGAGATAACAATAATGCCATCTGAGTTATTTCCAATTGCAGACTGCGCCAAACCAACTACTGGAAATGTACCAATTGTTGCAATATCTGATTTTGCTACTGTTGGTTTAGTTGAATATCCTGTTATGTATACTGGATCTCCTTTTGCAATTGATACCCCGCTAACATTGCGAATTTCAAGGGTATGAAATGGAAGACCAATTGTAGGTAATACGGCATCTATTGCTTCTGCTAATGATTGAATATCCCCAGCAACATCTACAGGATCTGTGTTTGTTGGGTAGGGTAAATCATAAATAGTTGTTTCAGCCATTCAATTATTATACCACT